CATCAATAATATCTTGTAACGCTTCGCCCAAAGCGTCAGGTTCGTAAAACTTAATTTCTATCGTTAATGTTTTCATTTTGTCACCTCAAAAGTAAGTTGCTCGTTGATGTACTGGACAAACATATCTTTTAGTACTTTCTCGCGGTCACAGTCTAAAAACTGACCTGCAAAGCCGCCATCGGTCACGCCCATCTGCGCTTGCATATATGCAAACGCGGCGTTTATCGCGCCATCTGCTAAACCATCGGCTAGCACGTCATAAAGTTTATTTGTATCCATTTTCATTTTGTAGCCCCTTAGAATTGAACGTAGACAATCGTACCGGATGAGGTCATACCTGCGACTTGTGTTTCATCCCATAAATACTCATGCACTAATTGCGACACTTCGGCGTCGGTGAAACTGTCTACGCCGTGTTCTTCAAACTGAGGTATTTCGGTGTCTAAGCTATACGCCTTGATAATGTCGCGCGGTGTAGATTCTGCCCATTCGCAACAGATACCGATCATGTCGAATTCGATCTGTTCACCGGTGCTGTCTTCGTATTCTTCGATATAGTCAAAAATGAGCGTTTGCGCCTCATAAGAGAATTGATCTTTGCGGTCTGAGTTGCGGAAAGCGTTCGTAAAGTCTGAGAGTCTGAGTGTCTGTATCATTTTGTAATTTCCTAAGGATATTTTGGTTTTTACGCCAGTCTATAAAAAGCAAGCGGCAACGATAGCCGCGCCAAAAAGAATGACTGCTGTGATGTCGTGAATCATAATTGAAGTGCCTCAATAGCAGAGTGAAGGGAATCGAAAGACATATCGCCGTTTGTCACGCCGTCATCAGTTACGGCGAATTTGTAGCCGTCTTCACTCATAATGGAAATAACAGTATGCGCGGCGAGGAAATCATCAAGGCTATCGAACAACAAGTCGCTGTTGATATCGCCGTACAAAGCGCCGCCTTCAGCGTCAGAATAGATTTTGCCGTCATCGTGCAAGTAGTAAGACGTCTCGATTGTGTGTAGTGTTAGCATTTTTAACCCCTAGTTTGTAAAAGATTGTGTTACCTGGTGAACTACAAAACTGAATTTATGTAAGTTATTGTAACAGATTCTTTTACACTCGCAAACGCAAACCTCACAAAAGCTCGCAGCTATTTGTAAGTCATGTAAGTCATTTTGTAGTCATGCGATGACTTACAGGAAAACCGCATGGGCGCTTGATCTTGAGAGATGTAAGTCATAATAGTTATAGTTATATCAAAAATGATATATGTATAAACGTAGTAGATAAGTACTAGATAATAGCGGTAGAAAGAGCTGCGCCGTTTCAAACCCAATTTTTTTCCGATGACTACATGACTTACATGACTTACATAATTTAGGCGGTAGTGCAAAAAGAACTGGCGTAAAAACCAAGTATTCCTTAGGAAACTATTGAGCGTGTAAAGACTTTTAAACCATGACTTACATGACTTACATGACTTACAAGTAATCCTTAGCGCTAAGCATTCCTTAGCCTGGTGTTAAGCATTACTTAACCAAGATACTAAACAATACTTAACTAAATATTCCTTAACCAGGTAGTTAAACAATACTTAGTGTCTGCTAGTCCTAAGTTTTCTTTAGTCTTAAGCTTTCCTTAGTCCAGGCTTGCGGCAGTGCAACATAAAGCAATCCTTAGCCAAGGAGGGGGGGTAGGGCCCGCGGCTGGGGGTATGTGTGTGCGCACGGTCCGCTAAAACTTTTTATTTTTTATTATTTTTATAATACAATCAGCTCATGTTTGAATCGCTCCCATTCGCGCCTCGTCAGGTCAAAGCTACCGAGTCACGGCTACGCAGCATCTACGACGCTGCCCGTGCGGGATTGCGTGGAGATGCGTTGGCGTTCGCAGCGGGGATGCTGCCAACCGAGTACCGACAACTCACGCAGCTTGACCCTGTGGTAGAGTTAGCAGAACAAAAAGGTCGCGCTGACTCCGAGATTGAGATGTCTACAATCATGCGTAACGCAGCACTCGCTGGCGACGCTAAGATGGCGCTAGAGTTCTTAAAGCACAAGCACGACTGGGTAGCCAAACAGCAAGTCCAAGTCGATGTGACGCAACAGATCAGTATCATCACTGCTTTAGAGCAGGCTCAACAGAGGCTCACCATAGATGCAGACGACGCAATATTCAGCCCAAGACGAGATGACGCTCATGTCCCGTCTCTGGTCGCCCGCGATCAAGGATGATCCACTAGCGTTTGTGCTGTTTACGTTTCCGTGGGGTGTGCAAGGTACGCCCTTGGCTAACTTCACGGGGCCACGCAAGTGGCAGCGTGAGGTGCTTATCTCCATCAAAGACCACATCGCGCAGAACAACGGCAAGGTGGACTTTAATACGCTACGCTTGGCGACCTCGTCTGGTCGTGGTATTGGTAAGTCTGCGCTTGTTAGCTGGCTGACCATTTGGATGCTCTCCACCCGAATCGGCTCGACAACCATCATTTCAGCCAACTCAGAATCACAGCTACGGTCAGTCACTTGGGCGGAGATTACTAAGTGGTTGGCGATGTCTCTGAACAGCCATTGGTTCGAGGTGAGCGCCACTCGACTCATGCCTGCTAAGTGGATTACAGAATTGGTCGAGCGTGACTTAAAGAAAGGCACACGCTACTGGTCGGTGGAGGGACGTTTGTGGTCGGCGGAGAACCCAGACTCGTACGCCGGTGTCCACAACTACGACGGTGTGATGGTGATCTTTGATGAGGCGTCCGGTATTGATGACGCCATCTGGGCAGTCACCTCTGGATTCTTTACCGAAAACACCCCGAACAGGTTTTGGTTGGCGTTCTCCAACCCACGGCGCAACACGGGCTACTTCTTTGAGTGCTTTAATTCTAAGCGTGACTTCTGGACGACCAAGATTGTGGATGCCAGGACTGTCGAGGGTACGGACAAGGCGGTCTATGAACAGATTATCGAGGAATACGGCGCAGACTCCTCACAGGCGGCGGTTGAAGTCTATGGCTCATTTCCGTCAGCGGGTGATGACCAGTTTATATCTAGCCTGATCGTGGATGAGGCGATGAAACGCCCCCGCTACAAGGACTCTAGCGCCCCCATTATTGTGGGTGTTGACCCTGCGCGCTTTGGTTCGGACTCGACGGTGATTGCGATTCGCCAAGGGCGCGACATTATCGCCATTAAACGCTTCAAGGGTGATGACACGATGACGGTCGTGGGTCATGTCATTGAATGTATTGAAGAGTTTGCCCCTGCGATGGTGGTGATTGACGAGGGTGGCGTGGGCGGAGGGGTGGTGGATCGCTTAAAAGAGCAGCGCTACAAGATTCGGGGCGTGAATTTTGGAAACCGCTCCAAAAACCCGATGATGTATGGCAACAAACGCGCTGAAATGTGGGGTGAAATGCGCAATTGGTTGAAAACTGCATCGATTCCTAGTGACAGAGTACTTAAAACTGATTTAATATCACCTATAATGAAGCCGGACTCCAAGGGTACGATCTTTTTGGAGTCTAAGAAGGATATGCGCGCAAGGGGTCTAGCCTCACCAGACGCAGCAGATGCGATATGTGTGACGTTTGCGTTTCCGGTGGCGCATAGAGAGTCGAGTATTAAGTTAAAGACAAGAAGTTACGCTCAAAGTGGTATGGCAACCTCATGGATGGGTTCCTAAAATGGCGAAAAAATCAGTGTCATTATCAGTTGGTCGAGGCGAGAAGTTACCTGTCAAGCAGGGCGCTGGACTGACCGCCAAAGGTCGTGAGAAGTATAATCGCGAGACGGGATCAAACTTAAAAGCACCAGCACCAAACCCAAAGACTAAGGCTGATGCGGGACGCAAGGCGTCCTTTTGTGCAAGAATGGGCGCGGTTGCTGCTAACGCTAAAGACGGCGAACGTGCAAAAGCTTCTCTTAAACGATGGAAATGCTAATCATGGCTACAAAACCTGGTTTATACGCAAATATTCACGCCAAACAGGCTCGAATTGCTGCGGGGAGTGGCGAGAAGATGCGCAAGGCTGGCTCAAAAGGCGCGCCAAGTGCTAAAGACTTTAAAGAATCTGCTAAAACGGCTAAGAAGAAATAATATGCCGTTAAAAAAATCACCTTCAAAAGAAGCCTTCCGGCAGAACGTCAAAGCTGAAGTTAAAGCTGGGAAGCCCGTCAAACAGGCTGTCGCAATTGCGTATGCCGTTAAACGAAAAGCAAAATGATCCGACCAATCAACGATAATATTGTAGTCAAACCTGATCCGTTCGTTCAGAGCGGGCTAATTATCATGCCTGAAGAAGAGATGCGCACCGGAGTGGTGGTTGCGGTCGGTCCAGGCAAGAAAGGCTCCAACCGCCCGCTCATGGTGTCGGTCGGCGATCACATCATGTACAGCGGCACAATCGACCAAGAGTTTGATGGGCTGTTGGTAATGAAAGACAAAGACGTAATAGGAACGGTATGAAAGATAAAGACATCATCTCGGTTGCCAAAAGCCGCTTTACAATGGCTGTATCAGCGTATTCTGAGAGTCGAGAGGATGAACTAGATGACTTGCGTTTCTACGCCGCTAGCCCAGACAACCAGTGGCAGTGGCCAGCCGACGTACTCGCCACCCGTGGCTCCGTCCAAGGTCAAACCATCAACGCCCGCCCCTGCCTCACCATCAACAAACTCCCCCAGCACGTCAGACAAGTTACCAACGATCAGCGCCAAAATCGACCAAGTGGGAAAGTA